GCAATGGAATCACTGTGTCGCCAAGAATGTGATTTTGAATGGGAATTATTGATTGCTGAAGAAACATATCCCGGAAGTAATTTCTTTGGCTTTGCCAATGTAGTTTCCTATAAAGAAAGATTAGAAAAAGCAGGTTGTAAGAGAATTAGCTATATTCCTCTTAACAGCAAGATAACTTTAGCACAGAAATGGTATTTATTAAGCAAAGAAGTTAGTGAAACAAGTTTTGGAATGCTGTTGCAAGCTGCCGATTGTTATTCGCCACGTTTACGCTTGCAAATAAGCTACAATGGATTTTCATTGGGTAATGACTGGGTACAGTGTAGAAGAGGATATTTTTATAATATACCAAATAAAGCGTGGGCAATGTTTGACGCTGATACTACTCTTTTTTACCATCCCTGTTCATTAAATATGGGAATTGCAAAGAAATTATTGCACAAAATATATCCCGAAACGAGAATTAACAGCAGTATTGATTCTTGGTTATACAAATTTACTAATCCTCAATCTGTTTATTACGTATCTCCATCATTATTTGAAGATGGAATAGATTCAGACGGTTGTAATAATATATCCAAGAATCGGGAAAACTTAATTATTGGATTACAACCTCCATTTGTAGAAACAGGATATCGAGGGCAAAATGTTGATAAAGATATAATGGCTCGTCTTGAAGGTATGCAATCCAAAAACAGAGATAAATACCCGGATATAACAATCGGAATAGTTGCCACAAGAACCGATATGTACGAAAGAGCAATCACCAGCGTAAACGCTCAAATATATCCGGGAAAAGTTTTTTTAAAGATTTTAGGTAATTTTGACAAAAGACTTAGTATTGGCGCTGCTTTCAATAGATTAGTTGAGCAATGTAAAACTCCATATATAACATTTTTAGGAGATGATGATTATATTCAGCCGGATTATATTGCCGCTTTAATTGCAAGACGCTATATAGATACCCAAGAGACCGATTCAGCCGTTGGATATACTTGCTATTTAACATTATGGAACGAAGAAAAATCTATGATTTATGAAGCAGCAGCTCCCGGATTATGGGAAACGGCCTATCTGCTTGAAAATAAATTTGATGAAAGTTTGGAAAAGTATGTTACTGCATCTCATTATGAAGAAGTTGTCAAAAGAGGAGATACAATAGCCTTAGCTGATTGGTATTTTGGTTATATGTATTATCAACATAGTGGCAATACGAGTGGGAACAAGTTTGAGGAAGAAGAAAAGAAAATTCATCCACTAATTAACACAAATGAACACGAATTGAGAGAAGAAGTGGATTCCTGCCTTCGCAGGAATGAGGAAAAAAGAGAGAAATAAAATGGCGATGTGGTCATCGCCGGTACATATAAAAAATGGGAGGAAAGGTAAATGTCAAGAAAGAGTAAAGAAATGATTAAAATGGAAGCGGACAGAGTGGTTTTGAAAGAGAAAAAAGCTAAATTAGAAAGCGAAATTTATAAGGTTAACGTGGAAATTGAACTATTAGACGGCTATATTGGGGTTACCGATGAAAGAAAAAAAATATCAAAGGATTAGTAAAATTTGTCGAATTAAGAATATTCATCGTTATACAATTTGGCGTTGGGTTAAAGCTAAATTAATTGATCATAAAACTGAAAAATATAGAGGACGGGCTGTTTTTCTTGTTTCTATTGATGATGTGAATGCGGTATTGTTGAAGGAGAAGAAAGTATGATAAAGATAATTAAAGAAATCTATAAATTAAAACGTCCATTTCCTGAGAACCGATTATTTAGAGTGTTAGATTTAGAAAATCAATTTGATCATCTTTTTTGTGTTGATTTTATTAATGCTCATTATGGGATTACAACGATACTTACACTCATATATTATAAAGGACATTATATTTGTGGAATGGTACTTTGGGATGGGGATAAAATATGTGTAGCAGCAAGTAAACATTCTCTGTCTAAAAGGTTTGTGATAGAACCGGCTTATTACAATTATTTGAAAGAGCGGAATATACTGCCATATCCAGCCGATAAAATTGAAAGTATGCTTAGAAGGGTGGCGTTGTGTAAAGTAGAGGCAACTGAGATTTCTTGGGCTGAGTTGGAGATGAAAGGGGTGGTTAATAGTGAAAAGTTGAAAGAAGCTGAGAGCAAAGAGGGAAGAGCTAAGAGGAAAACTGAGAACGGAAAACCGAAAACAGAAGAAAAAATATTATCCACTAATGAACACAAATCAACACTAATAAAAAAAGAAAAAAAAGATGGCGATGTGGTCATCGCCGGTACAAAAAAAAGAGTGAGGAAGAAATGTCCTGCAAAATAATATTTGTGTTACTAAAAGCAAAACATATAAGCAAATGGCATAGATTCCTTTTACTATTTGCACGAACCTATAGCAGTGTTGATATAAATAAACTTGGGAGAGTAACCGGATATTTTAAGGTCTTAAATGGTGTTATATATAAAATCTATGACAAATTTGAAATAAAGGCGAAAAATCCAATTGGGGTTATAAGCTTTGTACCAAAACCCAACCTATATTATAAAGTAGTTACTATGAGTAACTACCTTGATGATAAAATTGTTAATGGAAAAACCAATCCGCCTAACTTAGACAAAATACACTGTATATCAACATCACGAAGAAACTATAATATTTATGACCATTGGGTTAAAAGAAAATTTATGGGAGCAGAATATGAAAGCTGAAGATTATGTAAGTTTTATAGATACGAGCAATGGGGAGTTGTTTGCGAACAGCTATTTAGTGGCAAACGGAATGATGGTAAACTCATTTCTTGAAGATTATCTCGAATTACAAAAAGTTGATAATTTTAATGATGCTACTGTTTTAGATTTGCTTTGGGAATATGATGAAAAATATTGTGAGTATATTAGTTTAGCAAAGGATTTGGTGAAAAAGAATGATTCGTTAAAGGATATTTCTTTTATTGCTAATCCAAGATTTATGCTTACTCTGGAAATATTTTTTAAAAGATTATCTCCTGATAATACGACAATTATTGACGACCTGAAAAAGATAGAGAATAGAGGTTTTAGGAAGAACAGGCGATATGCTGTAGAGGGGTAAGAGCAGAGAGCGACAACCCCCTGTGTCCCCCCTGCAAGCAATGGGGATAAGAGAGGAAAAGGCAAAGAGCCGGGAGCTGAGAGGAAAAGAAAGTGGCGATGTGGTCATCGCCGGTACAAAAAAACAAGGGGGAATTATGAAGATATTTATTGATACAGAATTCACTGGGTTACATCAGAATACTACGCTAATTAGTATCGGTATGGTTGCCGAAGATGGTCGAGAACTCTATTGTGAACTAAATAACTACGACAAAACGCAAATTAATGAATGGTTGGAGATGAATGTTATAGCTAATTTATATAACACTAATCCAATAAATACAGAACAGTTGCGCAAGGCAATTGAGGGTTTTATCGCCCCTTACGAAAAGGTGGAGATATGGAGTGATTGTCTTGCTTATGATTGGGTTTTATTCAATCAAATTTGGGGACACGCATTTAATATTCCCAAGTCAATTTATTATATACCGTTCGATATTTGCACATTGTTGAAAATTAAAGGAATTGATCCCGATATAAACCGGGAAGTTTTTGCAGGAATGACAAAGGAAAGTCATAAACACAATGCTTTGTGGGATGCCAAAGTAATACAAAAATGTTATTTGAAAGCAATAGGGTATTTTACATAAAAGTAATTATCATCGTATAAAAGCTTGGCTACTGCCTGAGACAATTTTCTAATATTAGAATTATTGTAAGGGAGGGGTAGTCTGAAGGGAGTAGCAATACTCCTTTTTTTTATTTGTGAAGATATAGTGTTTTGTCTCTATCATTTTCCTGACATCGGGAATATGATCAGATGGGTGATTGTTAGCAGAAGGCAATGTAATAACGGTTATTTTATTTAAGTGTAAAACAACGAATATTTATTGTCGTAAAGTGTTACAATCAAAAGACTTATGAAAAAATATGGCTTGACAAAATAAAAGATATTTGCAATTAAAGGAATGTAGTAAGAGCAGATAGCTAAGAGCGAAGAGGAAACGGATTGGCTTCGCCAAATGATTAAACTGGATTCCTGCCTTCGCAGGAATGAGGGGAAAGGCAGGAATGAGGAAAAAGCAGGAATGAGGGGAAAAACAAGATGCAGACAGGATGTCTGCGTACCCAGAAAAAAGAAGGGAGATTATTATGTGGTTAGAGATTATTAAATTATTAATTCCGATATTTATTGCGATTTTTACTCCAATAATCGGAGCGTTGGTTTTTAAGTATTTGAAGGTTAAAATTGATGAAGAAAAGTTAAATGCAAGTCTTATAAAAATTGGCGCACTTCAATTACAAACTGAAAATGATTTTTTAGGGCTTAGAGGTGTCGGTGATCGAAAAATGGCAGAAATAATGGATGTCATTGAAAAGAAAATTCCGAAGAAAGAAAAGAAATTTATTACTAAAGCTCTTTCAAGTATTGGCGTTGCCGCACAATATGCTTTCGAAAAAGTGGCCCAGCCATTGATTTTGGAAAATTTAAGGAAAAAGATAGGGCTTTAGGGATAATTATCCACGAATGAACACTAATAAAAAAAGAGAAGAGGAAAAGGAAGCAACCCCCTGTGTCCCCCTTGCAAGCAATGGGGATAAGAAAGGAAAAGAGGCAACCCCCTGTGTCCCCCTTGCAAGCAATGGGTATAAGAGATGAATTTAAAACAACCCCAAAAGCCGGTTTGGCTGTCTGATGGTAGTGGCGATGTGATCAATCGCCGGTACGATGACCGAGCCGGCGCATACAATGGGGATAAGAAAGGAAAAGAGGCAACCCCCTGTGTCCCCCTTGCAAGCAATGGGGATAAGAGAAAAATTATGGGGAAGTGGTCACGTCCAGTGCAAATTATCAGACGAAATCCTGATTTTTACAGGATTGTCGGAAAAAAGTACATAATGGCGGAAGCTAAAGCGTCCTGTTACAACATCCTAAAGGGTATGTTACATAAAAAAAAGATAGCGGGTGTAACTGAGGGGTTCAGTAGCTGACTTTTAATCAGCCGACACAAGTTCAAATCTTGTCACTCGCACCATTAATTGTAAACAAAATTACAAAGGAGTAATTAAGTGGATCAAGTAATATTTGAGCCTAAACAACAGCAAGCACTACAAACGAATGATGTAGATATTCTTCTTCTTGGTGGCGCAAGAGGTGGGGGAAAATCATTTGTTCTTGCTGCAAAGATGGCTATGAATATTGAAGAATGGATTCCTGCAAGCGAAGCCAAACAGAGACACTTAGATATTTCAAGTTATAGATCAACAAATTCCGAAGATGGATTGTCGGAAATCTTTTATTATAAATATACAATAGATTATGCTGATTATTTTGGTGTAATAGTTAGAAAAACCGAACCTGCCTTAATGGCTCAGACTCATAAAGAATGTAAGAAAATTTATCCGATACTTGGTGGCAAATGGAGTAACAAGGAATGGGTATTCCCGTCAGGCGCCAATATTATATATAGACCTTGTCAAAGACCGGAACATTTAGAGTGGTTTCAAGGAATGAATGTTCATCGCTTAGGCGTTGAAGAATTAACACAATTTGATGAAGATGCAATCCAGATAATAGAAGCTTGTAATCGTTCATCACATCCCATAATTAAAGCAAAGAAGTTTTTCACCACAAATCCCGGAAACAGAGGTCATCATTGGGTTAAGAAAAAGTACGTAGATACTTGCCGGTCACTTCCCGATGGTGACCCTATTTATGTGGAAAAATACAAATTAAGTTATCAACCTGTCCGGTCAGGCAAACCATATACTAATCCCAAAACTGAAGAGAGCCATTTGTTTATACCTTCGCTTGTATTTGACAACCGCCATCTTTCAGAACGAGACGACCAGTTTGTCCGTAACCTTCAAGGTAAAAATCATATATTACGAGAAATGTGGTTGAACGGTAATTGGGATGTCTTTGCCGGACAGTTCTTTGATATGTGGGATGAAGCACGACACGTAGTAAGTGAATTAGAGTTTTTTAATGCAGCGAATAATGCAGAATTGATATTAAACAAGCGTAAGTTTGACTGGAAATCCTGGCGATTATATATGAGCAATGACTATGGTTATGCAGAGAAATCAGCTTGGGCTTGTGGTTTTTACGCAGTAAGCGATGAAACCGATAAAATAATAAAATTTGCAGAAATAGTAAAGCCCGGACTTACAATATTACAACAAGCAAGAGAAACCAAAGAATTCATAAAGACTAAATATAATCTCAGCATAGATGATTTTGAATTAGTAATTGCCGATCCTAAGAGTTATTGGCAAAGACAGGACAAAGGCGGCGAAGAATTTTATGATTTTGCGACAGTTTATCAAGACGAGGGTATTCATCTAACAAAAGGATTAAACGATAGAGAACACGGTGCGATGGCTTTTTTGGAAGCATTACGCATCAGAGAAGATGGTACACCCCAAATGCAGTTTTTGGATTGCTGTGTTCAGACGATTGAATCAATTCCGGCATTACCTGCCGATGCACACAATCTCAATGATGTTGATACCACTATTTTTGATCATCCCTACGATGAAGGAAGATATTTTCTAATGGTATTAAAGGGAAGCCCATATAAAGAAAATCATAGTTCGCAGAAAAAAGATTGGCGTGATTTACTGAGTGATTTCAGCCAAAAATTAAATCCTAAAAGCTGGAAGGTTGCATAATGAAAGCAGAAAAGATAATAAATTTAAGAAAGGATTCTATTGATGGTTGGCAACAGGCACGTACCCGAAGTAAAGAAGTAATGAAATATATTATGCACGATCCTTTTACCGCAGAAGAAAAAGACGCAGCAGAAGAGCGAGCAAAACCGCTATTAAGATATAATGTAATTATTTCAAAGCTACAAAGCATTTTGGGTAATATTCAGACAAGTCAACGAAGTATTAATATAGTAACTGACAGCGATGCTAACGAACAGGCAATCCGGGTATTATCCGACAATTATGATTATATAAGAGAAGATAATAATTTATTTCAAAAGCTTACAAAAATGCTTGCAGATGGTTTATTATATCAAACAGGCGGTTGGATGCGAGCATCAATAGAACAGGATGATTTAGGTTATAATACATTCAAATATTCCAACATAGATACTCTTTCCGTTCATCCTGACAAAGATTTTAGAGAAGTTGATTTATCAGATTGTAAATATATTATTGTTGATGCCTGGATGGGGATTGATGAAATTAAAGCTAAATACCGTAAAAACGCTTTTTCCGATGGTAAAGAAGCTGCGGAATGGTGGAAAGATATAACAGGTAAATTAGATTCCGACTTAGAGAGAGGTGCTGATGATGGTGAATATAAGAAAGAAGATAAGTATTTAGTATGTCAAATGGAAGAAAGGATTGAAACTCCTCTTACGGTAGTGGATTACAACGGTCAATATTATAAATTATCCGATGATGAAATGACACCGGAAATGCAGAAAAATATGAGCGTAGTACTCAAGACGAGTGGATCTAAAATAAAAATAACAACAATAGTACCATATTTTGATGAATTAATATTAGAAGAAAAATATAAGGAAGTGGAAACAGATATGTATTCACTTTTCTTTGCCTGTTCATTTGACTATAACTTAAAAAAAGCAGAACAGCCAGCTTGGGGATATCTACTTGTAGATGTACAAGACGATATTAATAAAGCACGATCTCAAGAACGCGATTATATGACACAGAAGTTGGGTGGTAGCTGGCATTTGCCGGAACACGAAACAAAAGCAATTGAAGCTTTAAAAAATGGTGCCGGTGATCCCAATCTAATAGTAACATACAAATCATTAAAAAACAAAGCAGTACGAGAAACAGGTGCCGGAGATGCAGGTTCAATTTCTGCACTTCAAAACGGTATAGCCCTTGATTTAGGATTTGTAGAAGAAATATCAAATATTACACAGGCAATGCAGGGTAAGGGTGGTAAGAGTGCTGAATCAGGTAGATTGTTTGAAGCTAAGAGAGACCAGTCTTTAGTATCTTCCAATCCATTCTATGAAATATTCAATAATGTTCATAAACAATTAGTAAGACATTTCCTCACTTGTGTACCTTCTGTTTATTTTGAAGATAACAGATTGTTGCCGACACTTAAAAATAATTCATTAAAATATGAGCTTGTTAATTTAGGTTACGGTGATGAAGTGATGAAAGATGTCAGGATTGTCGTTACAAGAGCAATTCTTGATGATGTGGCAAATACTCCTAATCGCAAGAAACAGGCTTTTGAAGAGAATATGGCGATGACTGATATGTTATTGCAATACGGATATCCAACGGAATATATTCCTTTTAATTTGTTGTTTAATACTTCTACTATCCGAGATAAGGAGGCGTGGAATAAAGCAATTTTAATGGGACAGGAAGCTATGGTAACGGATAAGGCTAACCAGAAAGTAGCTCAAGACTACGAACAGATAGCCGGAGCAATAGGAAAGGGGCAATAGGGTAAAGAAATTGGAAGAGCAAAGAGCGGAGAGAAGAGGAAACGGATTGGCTTCGCCAAAAGATTAACTGGATTCCTGCCTTCGCAGGAATGAGGGGTAAAAGGGCAGGGATGAGGGAAAAGACAGGAATGAGGAAAAAGAAGAGGTGCAGACAGGATGTCTGCACTCCCAATATAAAAAAAACAAGCGGAGGACGTT